TTTTCTCCCATCGAAATCACGAGAAAGCTCGAAGAAGTTAATTCTTCCAGGGCCTCCGTCACCAGTGAAGGGCTAGAGTCCAACACATACACTGAGTATGACCATGAGGTCAAATTTGAGAACATCAACGTCGATGTCAACGTCACCCGCACCAAAAATGACGACGATTATTGTATCGGAGTCGCCAAGGGGGCGTTGATGCCTGGAGTTCCAGTCACTGTTCCGACGAACACAGCTGCCTCCACAATGCACGCAATGAAGAAGAGGTGTGATTATGCCCCTTCTCTTGAGGAAGTTGAGACCTTTAAGACAGGTCACAACCTTCTTATGGCGAAATTTGATCCGCTTGATCAAATCCGCGTAGATAAGGAACTTATTGTTAAGTACCTTAAGAAATGTGCAGGTGGAAAAGCAGAGCGGCTTCTTGCCGCTCTAGGCGAGCATCAGTTGAACAGCGACATGGCAAAGAAGCACGTGTTCGCAAAGCAAGAGGCACTCTTGAAAGAGCATAAAACCCAACCGCGCGTTGTATATCAAGGATCCGATATGTACAACGCTGTTACGGGTCCTGTCGTCATGGAGCTGAACGACAGGATGAAGACTGTGTTTAGTCTAGCAAACCCAAAGAATGTGGGCAATCGCGTCATATACGCATGTGGCGCGAGTGGAGATGAGCTAGGCGACATAATGGAGTCTTCAGTGGGTGTTGCCATTGAGAGTGATGCTAAGAATAACGATGGGAGTCAATCGAAAGAATTTCGCAAATATGAAGCGATGTTCTATCGGAAATTGGGAGCCCCCGATTGGTTTGTTCGTGAATTTGCACGTACGACGAAAATACGAGTGTGGACGCGCTATGGTGTGGCGGCCACAGTCGAAGGACAGCGATGGTCAGGTGAAACTACTACCACCACTGGCAATTCGTACGTGCACATGGCACTCATGCAATCCGCCATGTTGGCGGCTGAAATTGCAGAGAGCACGAACATCCACGGGGGGGACGACTACCTGGGCTATGTGGTAGCTGATACCGCCAAGCTGCAGAACAGTATTGAGAAGGTATATGAAACTTCTGGGATGAAAGCAGAAGTTGTGCCTCAATCTGGGCGGCATCACGCCACATTCTATAGGAAAAGGTATGTGCGAAGCCCCATCGGTACTCGTCCCGTCCCTCAATTCGGACGTGTCTTGTCAAAATTGAACATTCGGCCAAATCGGAATTCGAATGTCAATGACAGAGATTATATGGCAGGCAAGTATTTGTGTGCCGCATATGAACATAGACACGTCCCTATAGTTAAAGACCTGTTGCTCAGTACATCTGAGTCACTGTCAGCGAACCCCTATCTCGATGTGCGAACAACAAAACTCAAGGAGATGGGAGATGTCAAAAACATCAGCACGGTTGTCCATCGGTCCCCGCAGCATCCTGTTGCCGAATTCGATGATTTCCTTTCTGAAGTGTACGGTATATCTATCGACTCTCTTGTTGAACTTTACCAAAACGCTGCCCAATCAGCCATTGATTACTGCGCTGGGTGGTGTGAGGTAGACAAGAGAGGCAAAACCAAGAATAAGAAAGGAAACTCGAGGTACAAAGCGCCCTTTTTGTCCGGCGACGCTGCGGAGGCTCTTGTGCGTGTCGATGTGTGATCGACCTACAGGTCTCTCCGTGTAGACGGGTGATTAGCAAGTAACACCAACTACAAG